TAATATAACATAATACTTTAATCTTATGAAGGTAGATTTCAGATTTACCCGAGAAGGTTTTAAAGTAACTTTTACTGATGCCAGTAAGGAAGTCCCAGCTGATAGTTCATATCTCTGGGACTTCGGTGTTGAAGGGGGTTCCAGTTCTGAAAGAAACCCAGAATACACCTATAATAAGGAAGGTTTCTATAATGTTACTTTAACCATTACACCACCGACAGGAGTGGATGTAGAACGGGGAACTGCTACAGACAACATTGCTGTATCAGAGGGAGTATTCCCAACACTATCTAGTTCAATTTATGAATTGATAGATTCATACATTCCAGATGAATTAATTGGTTCTATCTCTTATAAAGATAAGAGAACTTATATAGAGAAATGGCAATTATATATGCAGCCTCTAGTAGAGCCCGAAGTTAAAATAGAAGATTATAATAATGAGTTTAAATACCCAGCTCTAGTAAACCAACTAATAATGGAAATGGCTGCTTATGATTGGCTTATCACGGGTATAATAAACTTAATGAGATCAACTGCCAATGCTATCGAGAATTCTTCTCAAGGATCAGAAGGAGGTTCTACTGAACCTACTGCTAATGGTAATATTAAAAAGATTACTACTGGACCTACTGAGGTAGAGTTTTTTGAAGGTACACTAAGTGGTGATAGTACTTCATCTTTAGCTAAGACTGTTACTTCAGCTCTTCAACCTGGAGGAGTAATAGATAATCTTAAAGCCAATATATGTATGTTAGCAGAAAGATTAGGTATATACTTGCCTATTTGTAGAAATTTAAAACAGCCAGTAGTACCAAAAGTAGTAAATAAGAGAGATCCTGGAATATTAGGGGGACCGAATCCGGGATATGTTGTAAAACGATAAACTTAAAAAATCATGGATAAAGATAATAAACTAAGAACTATGGAAGGACACTTTACTAGTGTTCAAGTAAGTAATATGGGACCTATTACTGGAACTTTCAATATTATTCAGAGAGAAACTGTTAAAAGACCTTTCTTAGTGAAAAATATAACTGAAGATAATATTACAGCTACAATTACTACTTTAGGAGGTGATACTTTAGAAACTGTATTTTTTCCAGGATGGAATCCAGAATTGGTAGTAGAGGTAAGTAATGCACCAGACGGTCTTCAATATGGTTATTAATTATGAGTACTGCCAATATAATTGGAAATGCTATCTTTGGACTTAGGAATAAGTCTGGAGGAAATTATATAGACCCAGCCGTAAAGGAATCATTAGTAGGACTTTGGAAGTCCGACCAAAATACAAATGAAAGCCCTACCCGTAATATCATTAAGAATATAATTAAGGATAAAGGCGGTGATTTTGAGTTATTGAACTTTGGGTATAAGTTGAATAGTGGGTACGGGAAGTATATTGAAGATTTCAGTTTATTTACTTTATCTAATCGTTTTGAATATTCTGAAATTAGCAATACTAAAATAACAATTACTGCTGTTTCAAATAACGGTACAGGTATCTATCATCCTGTAACAGAAGAAGAGTCAGCTCTTTATTGGAACACTTTTAAGATAAAAGTTAGCGGAAGTACAGATGATGTATATATTAGTTATACTACTATAGCTAAGAGTATAAGATTATATAATGGTATTAATACAGTAGTAGTACCTAATGAATTATCATGGCATTCTTTTACCGCTAGTGCAACTAATGTTTCTTGTAATATAACCTTAGAATTTGTTCCTGAATACGAAGGTGCTTTAGTCACTGACGGAGTAGACGACTTAATCACTTCCATCAAGACGGTTAAGGAAATGCTTGGAGGAAGCAATGAGATTACGGTGGTGAGTATGATGGCTAATTTGGATTCAAGGCAAATAATGTGTAATTCTAATTTTAGTAATACTAATGGATATAATGTAAGAAATACACTTGAACCTAATGGAGTAATCAGTATGTTAGGTTATACCGGTAAAAGTGGTACGACTAACAACCTTAATTTAATAATGGGTGATAAGAACTCTATTAAATTAGTTGATAAGGTAAATTTCAATTCTGATTATGTTTTTCATCCTTCATCTTATAATACAGTCTCTTTTAAAACTGCTTGGTATTGGACAATCATCGCCAACAAGGTGCTGACCACCGACCAAATCAATCAGGTAATATCCTACTTCAATTTGGATAAGCATGTTAAACCGGATATCATCTACGATACTATCCGGCAGGGTATCACCAATGAGAACCACGCTTCTTTCAATGATGAGCTGACTGACTTCTCCGGTAACGGGCATAATCTGAAATTATATAATTTAAACTGGGATAAGCAATCAGGAATTGGTAGTTATCCTTTTAGTTTTAAAGATTATAAATATTTTTCTGACAGAGCCGCTGTAAGTGTTAACAAAAGTAATTTTGTCCTTACCGCAAATTTTAATGGTAATAACTTCTTGGAGCTTAATACTAAAAATACAGCGGTTCCTTCTTTTAAAATTAAGGCAGAAGGAATTGATACTATTACTAATGGTAGACTTGCATATAGAATTGCAGCTTCTGATGGTTCAATATCAGTTAAATATATATCAGAAGACGGGGAATATGAAATTCCAGGATCTCCACTAACGGAAAATGCTGCACATAGTGGATTCTATGTTAGTGGAGGAATTAATGATAATGTTAGAGTAAAAGTCACAATTATTCCTGACTACGAAGGAGCATTGGTATCTGATGGTGTAAGCGATTACGGTAAAGTAGAAAACCTTCCAATATACAAGGATTATACGGTAGTAGCTGATAGAGAGATAGTGGACGGATTAATTGATAATGTAGATGGTGGAGTAGCTACTAGAAGCAGTCATTATGGAAATGGGGCTTTTGGCTTTGATTGGAAAAATCAAGCGTTTAGTTTCGGTGGAAATACTGACAGAATAATTGATGTACAAAGATTTATTAGCTACCAATCTAAATATGTAAATAATGGAATTCAACTTATTACTGGCAACGTAGTAGACAACAATCCATTATATATGGCTAGATTAGGAGAAGAAAATAGATACAGCAAACTAGCTCTTTGGTCTTTCTTGCTTTTCCCTTACTCCCTTTCCGAGTTCCTGCTAGAGCGCCAATTAAAGAGGTATAAGTTGGGTACGCTGTATCCGGGCATGGTGGAGTTTAGACCGATAGTGGAGAGTAACGTTAAGTATCAAGATATTATATTTAGAAACACTTCTACCGGAGAAGATTTAGTAGCAGGTCAGTATTATGACTTAGAATTAATTTCAATCTTTATAAAACCTAATAATATAGATGAAGTTAGTAATGTAAGAGTTAATAATACAAATGCTCAATTTCATAGTTATGATAGTAATTCAGGTTATTATCGTTATGATGTATTAATAAATAAATCTCCTCAAAAGATAAACATCACAATTGACGAGTACATCAGATTCGAAGATATTGTGCAGCCTTATCCAGCAATAATTAATCTAAAACAAGATGGTAAAACTATCACTTGGGGAGATAAGTTGAAAGTAGGCAGTGATATAGTCTTTGCAGGAAGTGCCAACCTTTTACCGGAGCTATATACTGTATCCGAGACACGGTATAATGGTGTAACGCTTTACCCAAACACTATCATAAAGGTAGAGAAGTCTATGGTGTTTGATAATGCACGTACCTACCTAAAAGCCAATGAGCCGAACTGTATCCTGTCGCCTAATAGGTTGAGGATTCCAAACTCCAGCTACAAGATACTAGGATACATTCCGGACTTGACAGGTAAAGGTAATCATGGTAGATTGAATAACTTCGCCTACACGGAAGAAAGTGGAGCAAATGAGGACGGTAGTATTCGCTTTGATGGAACGGATGACCATATTACTATTTCTACTTTGGCTCATGGTGGTAAGTGTATGTTGATGAAAGTAAATTGGAATAAGGATGCTTTAATGCTGTATGACCAAAGAAGGGATAATAATAACTCTAATAGCTTCGCTATATATATTCCTAATTTCAATGATGAAGACTCTATTGCTTATAGTTCTAGGAATGACGGGAAAACTTATATTGATGGAGTATTAAATACATCTGTTAAAGGATCGCAATTAAAAGATGTAACTCATAATATAACTATAACTAATAGCAATTCTAATAACGATAATACTGTTTCTCCGGCAATTGGAAGCAATGCAAAATATAATGCATTTTATGCTCAAATGGCTCTCTTTGATTTTATGCTATTCCCCGACATATCTAGTGAAGATGAGATAAAGGAGCTAAACGAGGTTATGGGTATTGAAGAAAACTTATTCTTAATACACTTAAAGAATGACGATACAGAAATAATAAATGAAACATTAATTTTAAACGAATGATATGAAAACAATTAAAGACATAGCTGTTAGTAAACCTACTCCTTGGGGTGATTTGGCACAAGCTATTGATGAGAATTTTAATGAACTTTATTTAAATGCTCCAAACTATTGTGTAGGTTATTGGGATAAGGATTCTCTGAATCCGGAATCCATCGATACATTAGGAGATGTTTCCTTGCTTAAAAAATGGGATTTTTATTTGCTAGACACAACAGATAATGCCAATAAGACTACACTTCCGGTAGGAAAATTGAAACGAAATAATCTGCTTCGGTTTGAGGATGGAAGTTTTGCTCCAACTGTAGGCATTACCGAAGATATGCGTGCTGAATGTGACGTAGCTTTATACTTAGATAATTCCCAGACTACCTTATACTGCGAGGCGGGTGCTTTTGATGCGGAAGTATTCTACAATCAACATGGAATGACACAGAAACTCTATGATGGAACCGGTAAGGAAGTCCGTATCCTGCGTCCGTGGGAAACTACCGAAACCAAATATACCATCGGATTAGGTAATGGCATCACCTATTATCTGCTGGATAATATTGTCGGTAAGAGTGGTAAGAAATGGAAAGGGATATTCACTTCTCCGGTTACATGGGATGGTATAGATATAGCTCCGTTCAAATTGGAGCCCACTGCTATTTCTCCGAGCATGGTTTGTACTGTAGGAAATAAGACACGCTGTTTCTTCTACTTATATGAGCCAGATAACAATAACTGTAAATCCGCCAAAGGAGTAAGTAATATTTGCTCCATGTTCTATAATGGAAGAACTTATCCCAGAGTAAATGATATGCATCAGATAAACGACCAAAATTGGAGTAGAGCGAACAATGCGGATGTTACTCTTCCCTATCCTTTTGCGGAGGGAGGTTATCATGCACTTAACACATTTATCAGTTGTATGGAAGTATTGCATGGAACTAAATACTTGCATAATGCAAATATGTTTTCTAGTGGAATATCTTCTAATGACACTTGCAGTAATGAGGATACCTGGAAAGCTAATGGTGGTATAAGGTATAAACTGGCTTCTGATGGTACATGGAAATATGGTAATTGGAGTTCAAGCCCTTCGGATATGAGATATAATAGCTCCAATGGCAATACTCACTTTAGCAATTTTCTTAATCAGGAATATCCGAAAGAACAGGTAATGGAAAGTCAGATGGCTGCTTCTTTTGCGGTTGAAACCGGAGTATCGGAAGGAGTAGAATTTGATTTCTATGGTGAAAAGTATTGGTATAAGAACGTAACCGGAGTAAATGGTCTGGCTGATGGTGAGATGAATGTCCGGATGTACAAGTTGATGAAAGAAACCATCTCCGCATTTACTCCTACCGGAGAAGCTGCCGATTTTGACGTAGAAGTTATTCTGCGCATGGGATTGTGTGGTGGTATGAATTTATCGGGTGACGTGTTTGCTTATTGGGGAGGCGGTTATGAACAGGTAGGTACTTGCTCTGTGCTTAATTCGGAATCGAGAGTGAATCTACTTGTAGATTTATATTTGCAGCCTGATCAGACCAAATGGTTAAAAGAGGATAGTGTTACTAAAAATGATTTAGGTAAATTTGATTTTGAGAAATCTTATATTAGTTTAGGTAGAACTGTAAACCTAGGAGATTCTTATGCTTCAGATAGGCATAGTTATACACCATTTAAAAAGGCTAAAGGAGGAAGTATAAATACCGGTGAGTGTTTTTATACTTGGGATAATAACTATTGGAGTAGCACTCTTAACCAGCGTGCTCGTATTGCAGCTCGATTCCGTGGTTACTCCACCCCTTCCTCCTGTTCCCCTCGTTCTCTCTTTGCTCATTACATTGCTTCCTCTCCTAATCGTATCCTTGCTGGTTCTTCCCAAGCTCTAGTAAGCGTGAGTGCAACTCCGCTGGAAGCGGAATAAGGTGAGGTTGCAACCTCACCGATAAAAATAAGAAGAGAAAGTAATTATATTA